TTTAAAAGATGAAGAAACAGAAGTAAATGACTAAAAGGTTTACCAAAATTTATAGTTCAACTGTATTAGAAAAAGATGAACATAAAAAATCTCGGCAGTATAAGAAATTATCTCCGAAAATGAAAAGTGCTGTTGATCAAATTTTCGGAATTATGGATTCTAAACCTTCAGATTTCCTAAATACTTTTGAGAAAACTATGCGTGAAGTCGCAAAAAAGTTTAAAGTTTCCGAAAGGGAACTTATGAATTATTTTGAACAAGAAATGTTATCAATATAGGAGTGGACAATGGCAGTCGTATTACAGGAAATAAAAGATTCTGATTTTGAGTATGTACTTAAAGCTACTACTACAGGTACAAATAGTGCTGCGAGTCTTGTAGATGTTTCTGCTGCTGAAGGTGCTGCAACTGATCCAAGACTTTCAATTGTCGCAATTTCTTGGTCGCTTGCAGCTCAAACCGATATTTTATGGGATGCAACATCAAATGTGGTTGCTCTTTCATTAAACGGAAGTGGTAATTATGGACAGGCACATTGGATGCCGTCGATTCCAAATAATGCTGGAAGTGGTGTTACAGGAGATGTTCTTATAACTAATGGAACTTCTGTTGGAACTATTATAATTAAATTCAAAAAAGTATCTGGTTGGGACAATATTACTTAGGAAAAAAATATGAACACGGTAAAATTATTTTCAGAAGCAATAGAACAAGAAGTAGAGTATATCTGCGAAGAAAAAGAAGATGGTAAGAAGAATTATAAAATTCGCGGTATCTTCATGCAGGCAGATGTTAAGAATCGTAATGGCCGTATATATCCTTTGGATGTTCTTCAGAAAGAAGTTGTTAAATATAATAAGAATTTTATTCAAGAAAATAGAGCATTTGGAGAATTGGGTCATCCAGAAGGCCCGACAGTAAACTTAGAAAGGGTGTCACATATGATTACATCGTTGACCCCTGATGGTAAGAATTTTATTGGTGAAGCAAAGATTATGTCTACACCGATGGGCGAGATTGTAAAGAGTCTTATGGATGAAGGCGCAAAATTAGGTGTTTCTTCTAGAGGAATGGGTAGTCTAGATCAAAAAAATGGCGCCAATTATGTAAGAGATGATTTTTATCTTGCAACGGCTGCTGATATTGTTGCAGACCCCTCCGCTCCAAATGCTTTTGTAGAAGGTATTCTGGAAGGAAAAGAATGGGTTTGGAATAATGGAGCGCTTATTGAAGCGGAACTTGTAGAACTTCGCCAAAAATTTGATGTTAAGAAACGTCAAAGAAATGCAAAATTTGACGCTTTAGAATTTGCTAAGTTCCTCAAAAGATTATAATTTATAAATATAACAACAGCAAAGGTAAGGAGACACATCCTATGTCAGAATTAGAAAAAACAATAGAAAGCTGATAAAATTAAGGGCAAGACCCCAGGCGGCGAAGTAACCGATGTTGGTGGTGCTGACCCAGAAGCTAAAGTAGAAAAGGGCGGTGATGAAGATCGTCCAGAAAAGGCAACCGGAAAGAAGGCTTCTGCTGCAGCTAAGAAAGTAAGTAGCGATCCTCAACAGAAAGGTGCAAAACCAGCTGAGGGCCCGAAGAAGTTAGCAGCTGGTGACGAAACCGACCATGATGGTGAGGAACTTGCTGAGAGGGAAATGCCTAAGACGAAGAGAGAAATGGTAGGTAATCTTACAGCTGCCATGTCTAAAATGAAGAAATCTGAAATGGAAAACCTCTATGCTGCGTATCTTAACAATGATCATGATGAAGATGCTGAAGAGACAGAGGAAGAGAAAGAAAAGGCTGAAGCAGTCGAAGCTCGTATTAAAGACATTGATGTTAAAGAAGATGTTCATGCTTTGATGAGCGCGGATGACAGTCTTTCTGAAGATTTCAAAATTAAGGCTGCAACTATTTTTGAGGCAGCGGTTAAGTCAAAGGTACGTTCAGAAATTGAACGTATTCATGAAGAAGTAAGTTCTGAAAAAGATAAAGAGATGGATACTTTTAAAGATGAACTTACAGAAAAAGTAGATACTTATCTAAACTATGTTGTGGAATTATGGACTAAGGAAAATGAGTTAGCAATTGAACGTGGATTAAAGGGTGAGATTGCAGAAGACTTTATTTCTGGTATGAAACAATTATTTGAAGACCACTACATTGATGTTCCAGACGAGAAGTATGACGTTCTGGAAGCTCAATCTGAGAAGATTTCCGAACTAGAAGAGAAGTTGAATGAGACAATAGAAAAGACTGTTTCTCTTACTTCTTCTAATTCTAAACTAGTTCGTGAACAGGTTATTTCTGAAATTTCTGAGGATTTAGCCGATACCGAAATTGAAAAGTTTAAAACTCTTACAGAGGATGTTACTTTTACGGATGAAGAGTCTTACCGTGAAAAGCTTAATACCCTGAAGGAAAGTTATTTCCCGAAAACTCCTGTAGCAGAACAAACGATAGATGATGAAGATGGTAGCACCGCACAGGACGTTGATACGACAGATGCAATGAAAGCGTACTTGTCGGCAATCAGTCGTAATCAAAAGGCGAGTGCATAAAACATTATATTAACAGATGTAAAATAAAAAGGAGAAACAAAAATGTTTCAGACAGAACATCTACAAGAAAAGTGGCAGCCAGTCCTAGAACACCCTGATCTTCCACCGATTACGGGGGAAGATCGTAGTTTCCTTTCTGAGGCTGTTCCTGTTAACGCCATGGGCGGCGGGCAGATGGACACATGGGACCCAATTTTGATCTCATTGGTTCGTCGTGCAATGCCTAACCTGATTGCGTATGACGTATGCGGTGTGCAACCGATGACTGGGCCGACTGGTCTTATCTTTGCAATGCGCTCCTCGTACCTGTCACAAGACGGTGCTGAGGCTCTCGTTGACGAGGCTTTGCCTGGTGGTACAGGTAAATCAAATCAGAACTTGGCCGGTACTATTGGTGGCGGTGATGTTGGTGCGACTGAGACTAACCCTGCGGTTTTGAACGATAGTCCTTCTGCTGGTACTTACACAAGTGCTACAGGTATGACGCGGACACAGGCTGAGGCTTTGGGTGATAGCGGCAATAATGCTTTTGCTCAGATGGCTTTCTCAATTGAGAAATCAACTGTTACTGCTGTGTCCCGTGCTCTAAAGGCCGAGTACACAATGGAACTTGCTCAGGACTTGAAAGCAATCCACGGTTTGGATGCAGAGACAGAACTTTCCAATATTTTGAGTACTGAAATTCTCGCAGAAATTAACCGTGAGGTTATTCGTTCTTTGTATGTCACCGCTGTTAAGGGTGCTGCGATTAATACGACAACTGCTGGTATTTTTGATCTTGATACCGACTCAAATGGTCGTTGGTCAGTTGAGAAGTTCAAGGGTTTAATGTTCGCTATCGAGCGTGATGCCAATGCGATTGGTCAAGAGACTCGTCGTGGCAAAGGTAATATGATCATCTGCTCCGCTGATGTTGCTTCTGCACTTCAGATGGCTGGTGTTCTGGATTACACTCCTGCTCTTAACAACAACCTTAATGTTGATGATAATACTACTACATTTGCTGGTATTATGAATGGTCGTTATAAGGTTTATGTTGATCCTTATTCTGCTAACGCAGCTGCTTCGCAGTACTATGTTGTTGGTTATAAGGGTACTTCACCTTATGATGCTGGATTCTTCTATTGCCCATACGTTCCTCTACAGATGGTTCGTGCGGTTGGTGAGAATTCCTTCCAGCCTAAGATTGGTTTCAAGACACGTTACGGTCTTGCTGCTAATCCTTTTGCCGCCAAAGGTGCGGCGGCTGCGGCCGATTCGCCGAGCGCTACGGCCGCATTGACTGCGAATACCAATGCTTGGTATCGTCGGGTTAAAGTCACAAATCTTATGTAAAATAAGAAACTTTCGAGTAAACTTAGGGAGGCTCATAATCGGGCCTCCCTTTTTTTATTACAATCCATAATTTATAACCTTATAAATAGATCAATATGATGAAGCATCTTATATCAATAGATGATTTAACAGAAAAAGATATTGAAACTCTATTTAATTGTGTTGATAAGATAAAAAATAATCTTTATATATCATATAAAGAATCATTAAAAGGTAAAATACTCACCAACCTTTTTTACGAACCATCCACTCGTACCAGTTCTTCCTTTCACGCCGCCATGTTAAAACTTGGCGGTGAAGTTTTATCTATCAACGAGATTAATTATAGTAGTGTATCTAAGGGAGAAAATTTACAGGATACAATTCGTACTATGGGTTGTTACAGTGATATAATTGTATTGAGATCACAAAATGCTGGTGATGCAAAATTAGCTGCAGAGGTTAGTGAGGTTCCAATTATTAATGCTGGCGATGGTAAAGGTGAACATCCTACACAGACTCTATTAGATTTATATACCATTTATGAAAATTTTAGTAGGATAAAGAACTTGACAATTACATTTGTAGGTGATATAGTAAATGGTAGAACTGTACATTCTCTCTCTAAATCTTTAAAGAATACCTGTGAAATAAATTATTGTGAAACATATAATAGTGATAAACTACCAAAATCCGATGTTTATTATTTGACTAGAGTACAAAAAGAAAGAGGAAGCACAGGTTCGTACCAACTAACAGAAGAACATGTAAAAGAGATGCCAGATAATTGTATTGTAATGCACCCATTTCCTAGAAATGAAGAAATACCAAGATGGTTTGATGATGATTCCAGAGCTAAATATTTTGAACAGATGAAAAATGGTTTATATATAAGAATGGCTCTTTTAATGTTATATAAATAGTTACATGGTAGCTGCAACATCGCCTCTCGCAAGACAACCAGATAAGTTAGACTATGCCAGTCCAACACAGTTTCGTTTCGGTATTCATCAATTACCGAAAGTAGAATTCTTTACGATTGGTTTAAATCTTCCCGGCATTTCATCTGGTGTGGTAACTGTATCTACTCCATTTAAAGATATTCCTACAATGGGGGATAAGTTGACATATGGAAATTTAACAATTACTTTTATTGTAGATGAATATTTGGAAAATTATACCTCTCTCCATAATTGGATGACAGGATTTGGATTTCCTAAAAGTAGAGAACAGTTCTCTACTTTTAGAGATGTAACATCAAATACGCCTGTTACACCAAAATCAAAAACAAGTGCAGAAACGGTTAAACGAGCTACACCTGATAAAGCAATGTATGCAGATGCATTTATTCTGATACTTTCTAATAAAAATAATCCTATTGTAGAAGTAAATTTTCAAAATGTATTTCCTATATCTTTGGGTGAATTAAATTTTACCCAAACTGCAACAGATGTAGAATATATAACGACCACTGCTGAATTTGCATATCAGATTTATGAGATAAAAACATTATAAATATGTTTGAGCAGATATGATAAACTTTAACAAAATATCAAATCTTAGACTTAAATTTTAGTCAATATAGACCAAGAGAGTAATCAAACTCTGCTCACCACTCAAAAGAATTATATTATGAACTTAGACCAATTAAAAGAAGAATCAAAAAAAGACCTTATTATTGAAAATAAGGAACAACTTGGTTCTGAATCCCTTAAAAATCAAAAAATTAAATTAAAATATCTTGATCAGAGATCAAGATTTCAATTATTATTACAGAAAGCTAATGGCGATTATCAGAGAATGTATCGACAAAAATGGGAGTATTATGGCGGTAAAGCTGATGTTAAAATTTATGTGTCAAAACCATTTGATCTAAAAGTTTTAAAAAATGATTTAGCAATGTATATTAGTTCAGATGAAGAAATTATTCAGTTGATGGACAAGATTGGTTATTTAGAAATTGTAATAAAATATCTTGAAGGGATTATCAAGTCAATTGATAATCGTGGATGGGATATTAAAAATGCAATCGAATGGAAAAAGTTTGAAGCCGGTATGATGTAATGGACATAGAGAAATATATTGGATATTACAAGAATGTAGTTCCAAATGATGTTTGTGAAAATATTATGGATTTTGATCTCAATTTTCAACCTTCCACATATTCAAGTCATAAAGGTAAGACAGGCAATAGTGATGAACGTGTACAAATGGATGAGTGTTGGGTAAGAAATGATAGTCCACTCTATGGAGATTTAAAAACATCTTTTGAAAATACATGTCGTAGATATTCAGAAGAATTTCCTTTATTCAGTGTTCAACGTATGACAGATTTTAGGATTAATCGTTATTCTGAAGGTGGTTTTATGTCAATATTCATCATAGTCACGGCCAACAATACGGATACCCACAAGTTTCAGTTATTCTTTATCTGAATGATGATTATGAGGGTGGTGATTTTTATGTAGCAAATAAAAGGTTTGAACCAGAGAAAGGTTCTGGAATTATATTTCCTTCCAACTTTATGTTTCCACATCAAGCAAAAACTGTTACCAAAGGAATTCGTTGGAGTATAATAACATGGTTGATGTAAATAGAGAGTTAATGTTTCCCACACCTTTAACCATTTTTAATTGTGGATTTAAAGATTTGAGTAAACTTGATAGAATGAATATGATTTCATATATTCGACAGAATGCAAATAAAAATAAATCACCACACCAAACAATAGATGATTTATATAAACTTTCAACATTTAAAAAATTATATGATATTATAATGGAACAGTGTCATATTCATATACAAGGGTTAGAGTATGAATATGACAAATTAGATATGACTTCAATGTGGGGAAATTATTTGATGCCTGGCGAATACCATCCACCCCATACACATTCTAATAGTTTTATATCTGGAGTATTTTATTTACTCTCGTCAGATGGGTCTGATGAAAAACCAGCTGCACCAAGCATTGAATTTACTGACCCTAGAGTGCAATCTATAATATTGGTTCCTAGAAGAAAAAAATATAATGAACTCAATTCAAATATGTTAGCGTATCCCTGTACTGAAGGATTGGGTTATATTTTTCCATCATGGCTACAACATACAGTTAAAACAACTCTTGTAGATAGAATGAGTATTTCATGGAATATTCTTCTTAGAGGTGATTACGGAGAACCAAACACTTTGCAAAATGCTCATATCTAAAAAAAATGAAGTTTACTTGATTCTAAGTAACTTAGACCCATCGACATCACAAGAGTTATCAGAATTTTTCACGTTTGAGGTTCCAGGCTTTAAATTTATGCCCATGTATCGTAATCGTATGTGGGACGGCAAGATACGTTTATTTAGTCCTGGCTCTGGTGAAATATATGTTGGACTATTACCATACATTAAACAATTTTGTTCTAGAAACAAAATAGAATATACAATAGAAGAAGGAGTAGAAGATGTTAGGAATGTTGTACGTCAGAGTGTTAGAGGTTTTATCAAATCACTCAAACCAAAATCAAAAGGTAAATCACTCAAAATTAGAGACTACCAAATTGATGCGGTACATCATGCTATTTCTAGCAATCGTGCTCTTCTTGTTTCTCCTACGGCTAGTGGTAAATCCTTAATAATATATGCACTAGTTCGTTATTATCATATGATGGGGCTAAAGACTTTGATACTAGTCCCTACTACATCTTTAGTTGAACAGATGTATTCTGATTTTCAGGATTATGGTTGGAGTTCAGGAACTTATTGCCAAAAAATATATCAAGGCTATGATAGAGCTGTTACTAAAGACGTTGTAATATCAACATGGCAATCTATCTATAAAATGCCTAAAAAATATTTTGAACAATTTGGTTGTGTGATTGGAGATGAAGCTCATCTATTCAAAGCAAAGTCTCTTACGGGCATAATGACTAAGTTACACCAATGTAAGTATAGATTCGGCCTTACAGGAACGCTAGACGGCACACAGACACATAGACTTGTATTAGAGGGACTATTTGGTGCGGTAGAAAATATAACAACTACAAAAGAATTAATGGATAAGAAGACTCTAGCAAATTTGAAAATTAAATGCATTATCTTAAACCATTCAGAAACTACTGGAAAATTAATTAAAAATTATAGTTATGCAGAAGAATTAGAATTTATTACAGGATTAGAAAAAAGAAACAATTTCATATGTGGTTTATTAAAACATCTAGATGGAAATACTCTTTGTTTATTTCAACTTGTGGAAAAACATGGTAAATTATTATATAAATTAGTTAAGGATGAAATAAATGATCGTAAAATATTTTTTGTTTATGGTGCAACAAATGCAGAAACAAGAGAAAATATTAGAGCTATTGTGGAAAATGAAAAAAATTCAATCATTATTGCAAGTTATGGTACTTTTTCTACTGGTATCAATATTCGTAGTATCAATAACATCGTGTTCGCTTCGCCCTCAAAGTCCAGAATTAGAGTTCTCCAATCAATTGGAAGGGGATTGCGTACTAGTGAAAATAAAAATTCTATATTAGTTTTTGATTTATCAGATGATATATCTTATAAAGGAAGAAGAAATTTCACATTAATTCACTTTACAGAACGAATAAATATATACAATGAACAACAATTCAAATATGAAATTAGCAAGGTAAATCTATCATGAATGAATCTACATGTAAAGTTGTAAAATTAATAAATGGAGAGAATATTATTTGTGAACTTGGTGATGGAAATACTGAAAATGAATATGAAATAGGCTATCCTCTTAAAATGGAAGTTCAATCAAAGATGACTGAAAATGGTATTATAGAATCTTTAAATCTCACTCGCTGGGTTGGACCTTATACAGAACAACCATTCTTTCTTATTAAAACTTCTCATATTCTTTTAATAGCTGAAGCTTCTCATGGATTAAGTCGATATTATGAACATGTAAGAGAAGAACTTAATGAATGGGATAATAACAAAGCAAAAAAAAGACAAACTCTAGATGATATTGATAATGAAGAAGTATACGATGAATTGTTAACAGAATTTCCATTACTAAGTAAATTAATTCATTAACAGAGTCACATACTCTATTATACACACTTTTTTTGTTTTGTCAAGACCCTTTTTATACTTGACTTTTACATCGTAATAGTGTATATTTATATAAATGATACTTAGTATAAGGAATAATAATAATGACAGGAATAAAAAAGTCCAAGGGCACACATTACGTTGATAATAAAAAATTTCTTTCAGCTATGATTGAGTTTAAAGAACTATATTATATTGCAGAAGAAAATAAAGAAGAGCGACCTCCTGTTTCTAATTATATTGGAGAGTGTTTTTTAAAGATTGCAACTCATTTATCATACAGACCAAATTTTATTAATTATACTTATCGGGAAGATATGATATCTGATGGCATTGAAAATTGTTTACAATATGTTCAGAATTTTAATCCAGAAAAATCCAGTAATCCTTTTGCCTATTTTACTCAAATCATCTATTACGCCTTTCTTAGAAGAATTGCAAAAGAAAAAAAACAAACTCATGTGAAAAATAAAATGATACAAAATATGAGTTATGAATCTTGGACAACGATGGAAGGGGATAATTCACAATATGTTGTAATGGGGTTTGATCCAAATATTATGCTTCCAGATGAAGATGTATATAAACCAAAAAAGAAATTATCGGAAAAAACTAAAGGTCTAGAATCGTTTATGGAAGAAGATGAGAAAAAAAGGAATAAAAAAGTTTGAAAATTGGTATTATTACAGATACACATTTCGGCGCAAGAAATGATAATTTAAATTTTAACGACTACTTCTATAAATTTTATGACAACATATTTTTTCCTGTTTTGAAGGAAAGAGGAATTACTACTTGCGTTCATATGGGAGATGTTGTTGATCGGCGTAAATTTATAAGTTATCGTATTGCAAATGATTTTCGTAAAAGGTTTATTAATAAATTTCAAGAACTAGGTATTGATTTACATATTATTATTGGCAATCATGATACCTATTATAAGAACACTAATGAAGTAAATTCTATGGAAGAGCTTGTTGGTTCTGATAGATTTAAAATATATACTGAATCAGAAATTGTAGAATTTGATGGTATTCCTATTTTGTTTGTACCGTGGATTAATGTAAACAATTACGATAAATCTGTAAAATTACTTAATACTGCAAAATCAGATATTATTATGGGTCATTTGGGAATCTCTGGTTTTCAAATGTATCGCGGTCAAGTTTCAGTAGAGGGACATGAAAAAGAAATGTTTCGTAGATTTGATACTGTTTTTAGCGGGCATTTTCATCATAAGTCTGATGATGGACAGATTTATTATTTAGGAACACCATATCAAATTACTTGGAGCGATTATGACGACCCAAAAGGATTTCATATTTTTGATACAGAAACAAGAGAACTTGAGCGCATTATAAATCCTTATATACTTTTCAGAAAGATATATTATGATGACACTCAAGAAGATTATAATAATCATGATTTTACTCAATATGAAAATCAGTATGTAAAATTAATTGTGGTTAATAAGAAAGATTTATATGAGTTTGATAAATTTGTTGATAGACTTCTTATGGCTGATGCATTTGAAGTAAAGATTATTGAAGATTTTTCTGAACTTGATGCAAGTAATGTATCAGATGATATTGTTGAAAATACAGAAGATACGATGACTCTTTTAGAAAAATATATTGATGAATTGGATGTGACATTAAATAAAGATAGATTAAAAAATACAATGAGAAACTTATATATTGAGGCACAGGACTTAGAACTTTGATTCAATTTAAATATGTAAGATGGAAAAACTTCTTATCAACTGGTAATAACTTCATTGAAATTCAATTAGACCGAAATCCAACAACACTTATTATTGGAGAAAATGGCGCTGGCAAATCAACTATTCTTGATGCTTTGTGTTTTGGTTTATTTGGCAAACCCTTTCGTGGTGTTAATAAACCTCAATTATTAAACTCTGTCAATAATAGTTCTGGTTTGGTTGAAGTTGAATTTAAGATTGGTTCTAAGAATATTAAGGTGATTCGTGGTATTAAGCCAAACATCTTTGAAATATACGTTAATAATAAAATGTATAATCAAGATGCAAATGTAAGAGATTATCAAAAGTATTTGGAACAACAAATACTCAAATTAAACTATCGTAGTTTTACTCAGGTTGTTATTTTAGGGTCATCGACATTCATTCCATTTATGCAATTAAAGGCTCGTTATCGTAGAGAAGTTGTGGAAGAGATTCTTGATATTCAAATTTTCTCTCTGATGAATATGTTATTGAAACAAAAACTTAAAACCATATCTGATGACCTTCGTGATATTGATTTTCAAAGGGAACTTACTACAGAGAAAATTGAATTACAGAAAAAATATATTGATAACGTAAAAAAGGATAAGGATAAAATAATTAAAGAAAAGACTAGTCTTGTTTCTAGCAATGAAGAAGAGATTTTTGTACGACAAGGAGAGATTGATTTACTTAAAAAGGATAATGATGTCTTATTAACTCAAATCTCTGATACTAACAAGATACAAAAGAATTATAATAAGTTAAAAGCTATTCAAGCTACTTTGGTTGAAAAACATAAGTCTCATTCTAACGTCGTTGATTTTTTTGAAAATAATGATGACTGCCCTACTTGTCAACAACACATAGATGAAATTTTCAAGAAAGAAATGATATCTGATAAACAGAAAGAAGTAATCAAATTCTCTGATGGTCTGGATGAACTAGAAGTAGAGTTAAGGAAGTTAAGAGATAGACAAAAAGAAATATCTGATATTACAGACAAAATACGAGAGAATGAAGTTCAGATTGCAAAAGACAACAGTTCTGTTGTACAATTAGAGAAATTTAATTCCACCTTACAAACTGAAATTAAACAATTACTAACTGGTGATGTGAGCAAGTTTGATTATGACAAGTTAAAAAAATCAAAAGATAAACTAAAAAGTATAGATTCACAAAAAACAAAGTTGAGAGAAGATAAAATTTATTCTGAAGCTGCAAAGAATATGCTGCAAGATACAGGTATTAAGACTAAAATTATTAAGCAATATCTTCCTATTATGAATAGACTTATTAACACATATTTATCTTCTATGGAGTTTTATATTAATTTTACATTGAACGAAAGTTTTGAAGAAACTATTAAGTCAAGATTTCGGGACGAGTTTACCTATGATTCATTTAGTGAAGGCGAAAAGATGCGTATTGATTTAGCCCTTTTGTTTACATGGAGAGCTATTGCTAAGATGAAAAATAGCACAAATACAAATCTTTTGATGTTAGATGAAATTTTTGATAGCTCACTTGACAGTGCTGGAACAGATGAATTTTTAAAGATTTTGAATACCCTTGCTGATGAGAATGTATTTGTGATTAGTCATAAACAAGATATATTGGTAGATAAGTTTAGAAGCACAATTAAATTTGAGAAGATAAGAAACTTCAGTCATATAACGGAGTAGTTATGAAAAAGATAATACATGTGAATATGCACAAGATTCGTGCGAATAAGAAACACGGTACGAATGAGCCTGTGATTACTGTAAAGACATATAAGAGCAATACTTATTGTCATGAGGCTGAGATATTAGGCCCAAGTAAAGTCGTATATAGTCCAATTAAACCACTTTCTTGTGGTGCAAGAGTATGGATAGAAACCAATGCAGACGTTATTACCAGATAAAAAGTATAGAGTAATTTATGCAGACCCTCCGTGGAATTTTAAAAATTGGAGTGATAAGGGAATGTATGTTGCACCCGTTAAAGGTAAGGGTGGTGGTAGTAAAAATGCTAAGATGCATTATCCCTGTATGTCTATCAAGGATATATGTAATATTCCCGTGGCCAATATTGCAGATGATAATTGTGTGTTGCTTATGTGGACGACTGATCCTATGTTGGAAATGTCATTTAGTGTCATACAGGCTTGGGGATTTAAATATAAGACGATGGGTTTTGTATGGGCAAAGACGAATAAACATAAACTTGGTTTTTGTAAAGGATTAGGATATTGGACTAGAGCAAATCCCGAATATTGTCTACTTGCAACAAAAGGAAATCCAAAACGTGTATCGAACAATGTTGATACATTAGTTGTAAGTCAGAGAAGAGAACATAGTCGTAAACCAGATAATATGTATTATCACATAGAAGAGTTATTGGCTGGCCCCTATATCGAATTATTTTCAAGAACTCTACCAAGAGAAGGTTGGGATGCTTGGGGAAATGAAACAGGAAAATTTTAGAATGATGGAGTTTATATAATGGCAACATATCCACTACTTGAGAATAACAATCCGATTCTTAGCATTACTCTTTCGGGATGTAGTGAAGATTTGGACAGACAAGAATTGAAAGACAATTTGATTGAAACAATGAAACAATATCATGGAATTGGTTTGTCTGCAATTCAATGTGGTATTATGGAACGTGTGTTTGTCATGTATTCTGATGTAAGTAAAAAAGAGATTATAACATGTTTTAGTCCTAAGATTGTTAATCAAAGTCCAGAAACGATTCTTATGGATGAAGGATGTTTAACATATCCCGGCCTTTGGTTAAAGGTTAGACGCCCGGAAGCAATTTCTTGTACATATGAGAATGAGGAAAAAGAGATTCAAGAAGTTCAGATGTATGGACTCGAAGCGCGAATCTTTCAACATGAATATGACCATATGGAAGGCACCAATTTTACAGAACATGTCAGCAAGATGAAATTGAAGATGGGCAAGAAAAGAGCGGCCAAGATGAAGAAAAAGTCAATGTTTTCAACGACTTAGCGTGATAGTTGTGACAAATATGTCACACTTTAATCTAAAATCAAAGAAAATGAGTAGAAAAAAAACTCTAATTTTGTCTTTAATTTCAATGACTTAACAGGGGGGCTGATTTGACAAAACCTGTTGAGCCTGTTAGTATAAGACATAATGAAAAACAAATCGACACTTGCAAAACTTCTCGCTGAAGAGGATATTTTTGTCGTCCATAAACAGATGGAAACGGCATATTTCAATTCCAAGAGTCGCGAACTGGGTCTTCCTATCTGGAAAGATGAGGAAATGACCAAGGATATTTACGATCTTATGGTTTGCCATGAGATCGGTCACGCGCTCTGGACTCCTCTTGATATGCTTGAGGAGGCTCAGATTCGCAAGATTAACCATAGTTTTGTGAATATTATTGAAGATGCTCGGATTGAAACCCGTGTCAAGAGTAAGTATCCTGGCGCGATTGGTGTTTTCAATCGGGGATATGTTGATTTAGTCAAAAGGAATTTTTTTGGTACTGTTGATAAAGATATTAATTCGTTCAATTTGATTGATCGAATCAATATATTTTTCAAGTCAGCTGACAAAAATATTTCATTTTCTGATGAAGAACAGGTTTGGGTTGATCGAGTTTCATCTTGCACAACTCCTGATGAAGTTCTTGATCTTGCTGAAGAGCTTTATGCTTGGATGGCAGAAAATGCGCCAGAGGAAACTGAAGAACTTCGTGATCTCCCCGGCATGCCTGGTGAGTCTGATGAGTCTGGTGAGTCTGATGAAAAAGATGGTGGAAACTCTGATGGTTCGGATGATAATGCCGAAGATGGAGAATCTGGAAATGATGCTTCTGAAAGCAAATCATCCGAAACTGGCGAAGATGGCGATGAAAACGAATCTTCTGCTGATAAATCTTCTGATGAAAAAACAGATGAAAATGACATAAATTCCTCTTCTGATGGAGAATCTTCATCTGAAGTTGGTGGCAAGGAAAGTACTGACAAGGGCGGCTCGCCTGAGGCCAAGACTGATACTGCTTCTGATAAGGTTATGGACGCGCTTCGGGATAAGACTGCTCAGGATAGGATTTATGCTCGTATCCCCAAGATTGATCCAAAGGAAATTATTCTTTCTTACAAAGATGTTTTAGATGAGTTTATTCCTTGGTATCTAACGCAAAAGTCTGAAAATTCACCGCTGTATTGGGATAAGACTCTTGAAGAGATTGAAACTCTCAAGCTTGATTCCAAAAAAACTGTTGCTTATATGGTTAAAGAATTTGAGATGAAGAAGGCTGCTGATCAGTATGTTCGCGCCGCGACCTCTAAAACTGGTTCTTTGGATATGAATAAACTTCATTCATACAAGTATGAAGAGGATTTGTTTCAGAAGGTTACTACTTTGCCTGGTGCTACTAATCATGGCCTGGTGATGGTTCTGGATTGGTCTGGTTCTATGAATGAGAATCTTACAGGCACTTTGAGTCAGATGTATAATTTGATTTGGTTCTGCCGCCGGACTAAAATTCCTTTTGAGGTTTTTGCTTTTTCTGATCGTTATGGCAGCTGCAATGGTAGGTATTATCGGGGCAAGGGTTTATTAGAAGCTGCTGCTAACACTTTCAAGGCTGGTGATATTGCTTTGAATCGTTTCAAGCTTTTGAATTTCTTCTCCAGTAATATGACTATTATTGAAGAAATGAATATGATGCATATTCTTTGGATGTATGCTGCGAGGTATGCTAGATATAGGGATTGGAGCAAGGATGGATATCCTTACTCTCCGCCTGGTAATCTTGAATTAGGTGGCACTCCATTGAATGCTGCGATTATCGCAATGATGGATATTGTTCCTCAGTTCAAAAAAGATACTGGTGTTCAAAAGGTTAATACAATTTTTCTCACCGATGGTGCTTCGCATCATCTGGAGGGTATATTTGACTTTAAATTGAATAAGGAAACAGGTGATCATACCGAAAGTATTATTTCTTTTGGATTCTCCTTTAAAGAAATGAAGTATATTATTACTGATCCAGTAATGAATAAGACCTATGAATGTGAAACTCATAAAGGAATGACTAACGATCTGCTTCGGATTCTCAAGAATCGGGTTGCTGGAATGAATATAATTGGTTTCTTTATCGCGGGTTCAGGCCGTCAAGGCAAGGTTTCCAAACGGACTCTTCAGTATCTTTTGAGTTCTAATGAAGTGGTAAATGGAATCAAATTTTTGAATAAGAACAAATATCTTGCAATCAAGCAGTTTGGATATGATGAGTATTATATCCTGCCAGGCGGTTCTGACCTGAAGCCTGAAAACGAAACTCTTGATGATGATTTGGTTGGTGCGAGTAAGGCGAAGCTCAAGAGTGCTTTTGGTAAGATGTCCAAAGGTAAAATCTCAAGTCGCCAATTGCTCAATAAATTTGTGACGATGGTGGCATAGTGATAAAAATGTCACACTTCATAAAAAAAAGTTTTTTTGATGTTGACAAATCCTCTTGGATATGTTAGAATCTATATATGATGAGAAATGGAAAAGGACCAATCGTGAATCTTACTCCTCGTAAAAAGTTGTTTGTGGATACCGCCGCTGAAATGTTCGGTGATGGTGCCACTTTGACAAAGACTCAGACCAAGGCTGCCGCTGAGAAAGCCGGCATTCCGTTTCCAACTTGGTTTCGGAAATATTGCTCTGTTGGATATAATATGTACGAACTGCCTTCTGAAGCTGGTTCTACAAACTCTGTTGTTTCTACTCCTGTCGAAGCAGATGCTGCGATGGTTAATCTGGTTGCGACTGGCATAGCCAAACAGAATCTTGTTCCCGCTCCATTTGAAGGGTTTGTGCCCTGGGGCAATTTCTCAAAGATTGAGAAGGTCGTTAAGTCTGGTTTGTTTTATCCGATCTTTGTTACTGGTTTATCTGGTAATGGTAAGACGTTGATGATTGAACAGGTTCACGCCAAATTGAATAGGGAACTTATTCGGGTGAATATCACCATCGAGACTGATGAGGATGATTTGCTCGGCGGGTTTCGTTTGATTAATGGTGAAACCAAGTTTGTACCCGGCCCTGTTATCGAAGCGATGGAACGTGGTTGCACTCTGCTTCTAGATGAGTGCGATCTAGGTTCCAACAAGTTGCTTGCTCTGCAGCCGGTGCTTGAGGGTAAGGGTGTTTATCTCAAGAAGATCAATCAGTGGGTTACTCCAAAGGATGGTTTTAATGTGATGGCAACTGCTAACACTAAGGGTAAGGGTTCAGAAGATGGACGGTTTATCGGAACCAACATTCTCAATGAAGCATTTTTAGAGCGGTTTGCAATTACGCTGGAACAGCCCTATGCAACTGCTAAGACTGAGAAGAAGATCGTAATCAACTCTATGAAAAAATATGGTGAGGTTGATGAGGATTTTGCAAACAATCTAATCACTTGGGCTGAAGTTATTCGTAAGACCTTCTATGATGGTGGCGTTGATGAAGTCATCTCGACTCGTCGGTTAGACCATATTGTAAAGGCCCTTACCATCTTTGGTGATAAGATGGAAGCAATCGAACTCTGCGTTGCTCGGTTTGATGAAGACACTAAGGCCTCCTTCCTTGACCTTTACACCAAAATTGATGCTGGTATTGTTACCAGTGAAGAAGATGCTGCTGAGGCAAAGGTAGAAGAAAAAGAGGAAGCGTTTTAAAAAAAGTTTTGTATAGGGGTTGAAATTTTTATTTTAATCCCTATATATAATATACAAGATAAGCGTGGGGTTCAAAATTACTATCACGGCCAAGTCATTGAAATCATTGACTTTTTTTTATCTTGTATGTGTTATCCCGCAATCTGTGGGAAAGAGTTTTGGTAGTTTCTCTTAGTAAGGCCAAGAGGTCACACAAAAAAACTACCACTTAACGCACCGCCATAATGGGGTGCATAACGCAATCTTGCTTAGTAAAGGAGATTAAAATGGTTACAAGCAATGCACTAAGTCTATTCGACAACTTCAATAAACTAACGCCCTATGCAGTCGGGTTTGATCGAGTTTTCGACAACCTTCAACGCTATGTGGACAATAATGTAACGTCCACAGGGTTTCCACCTTATAACATTCGGAAGGAAGGTGATTACAAGTATGTAATTGAGATGGCCCTTGCCGGATTCGGTAAGAAGGACATTGAGGTGGAAGTTTCTGATGGTACTCTTTCTATTCGTTCAGTGAAAGAGAACATCGAGGATGATGACACGATTTATCGTGGAATTTCCTATCGGCGATTTGAACGTAAGTTTACTGTCGCTGATGATGTTGTTGTTAACAGCGCCTCTTTGGAAAACGGTATGCTCATGGTTGAACTTGAACGCATCGTTCCAGAGGAAAAGAAGCCTCGTATTATTACGGTAAAGTAAATAATACTTTAGGTTAAAATTAAAAAGGAAAAGGGAGTTGACTTTGACTCCCTTTTCCTATATTATGTTATATTATGATAAAGGAGTCATAAATGAAAATATTTGAATTTAATAGTCCAGAAGAAATGAAAGATGGAGCTGTTGCTAAACGAGTTGATGGAGAGGGCAATCCAGTTGATGAAGATGGTACTCCTATAGTTACAGTAGATTCTGCTGTTGATCAGGGAAAGTCATTTGACGGAGAAACTGAAGATGCTAAATATGCTCGCGAAGAAACAAAACGAATCTTTGAAGAAGAAACAAAAATGCTCGAAGAAAATCATGGACTAAGTTTTGCGATTCGTCCTATTAAAAATTTCTGTATAGGCAGAATTGAATTTCCTATGGAAATTATTGATGAGGTTAATGAACATATTGATAATAAAATTATACCACACTCAAAAAGTTTTGCTGATGGTTTGGTTGGTCAACTTAAAAATGATAAAAAATCAGCACAATTAGATTTTCCTCTTGACGATGATATTGGTCAACAATTAAAAACAGTTTTCGATCAAGTAGGCACTACTTATTTGAAACAAGGTTATGAGAGAGATGCAACAGCAGAGTGTTTTCAATGTTGGACAAATCATGCTTATGCTGGAGATTATAATCCTTATCACGATCATGGCACCCAGTCGCTTGCCGGTTTATCTGGATTTCTTTGGTTAAAAGTTCCAGAATGTATTAGTGAACTTAATGAAGTTCCAGAAAGCTTAAATAATGCAAGTGGTTCTATTGATGGATTTACTCACTTGGTCTGGGGCACAAATTCACGAAGAGATGTTCTTCAATTAAAATGTCAAACTGAAGATTATGTTAAACCAGTGGTTGGAGTTATGTTAGTATTTCCCTGTTGGTTGAAACATGCAGTTTTACCTTTTTTTGGTGAAGGTGAAAGACGTTCAATGGCTATGAATTGGAACGTAAAAGATTCAGAACAGGAATTATTTAAACATTTATCGGAACGTGAGAAGAAAAATTATAGTAAAATAAAAATTGAAAAAGAGGAACTTACTAAAAGTAAGCCGGTATTGGAAGCATCAGATATAGGACCAGTATAGGGTGTTGTTAAACCATTTGATGAAAATTGAATACAAGTATAATGAAGATAAAGCATTAGCTGAACTCTCAAAGTATATTGATTCTACATATGATGAACATTATAGCAAGAACAAGTTTCAAGCTACAGAATTTATCATAGATGGTGGTCATGGTGAAGGGTTTTGTATCGGCAATATACTAAAATATGCACAACGGTATGGAAAGAAGAATGGTAAGGATAGAAGAGACTTGCTAAAAGTGATACATTATGGTATCATAGCGCTATACATTAATGAAATGGAGAATAGTGAAGAATGAAATTAAGTAATGAAACGGTATCTGTATTGAAGAATTTTGCTACAATCAATCAGAACCTTGTGATTAAGAGTGGTCAGAAGTTAACTACAATGTCTGCGATGAAGAATATTGTAGCAAAAGCTACAGTAAAGGAAAAGTTTCCTAAAGAGTTTGCTATCTATGATTTAAATGAATTTTTATCGGCAATATCTTTGTTTACAAAACCAGAGTTAGATTTTAAAGATGACTTTGTTGTGATTACAGAAGAAGGCAATAAAGAACGATTGAAGTATTGGTATTCTGATCCGTCAGTGGTTACTACGCCGACTAAAGATATTACTATGCCAGAGTGTGAAGTAAAATTTAATTTATCTAGTGATCAACTTTCAACAATTACTAAAGCGGCCGCAGTTATTGGTGCGCCTGATATGTCACTTGAAAATGGAAGTCTTAAAGCTACAGACAAAAAGAATGATACTGCAAATGACTATGTAATGGATTTGGAAGTTGATAGCAAAAGTAGTGATTATAATTTCTGGTTTAGGGTTGAAAATTTAAAACTTATTCCTGGCTCTTATGATGTTCAAGTATCTTCTAAAAATATTAGTCATTTTAGGAATTCAACAGGAAATGTTGAATACTTTATTGCTCTGGAACCAGAGTCTAATTACAATGCCTAATTTGAGGATTTTATATTATGGAAACATTTTTGTGGGTAGAACAGTACCGTCCCAAGGACATAGAGTCGTGTGTACTTCCCAAGACTTTAAAAGATACACTAACTGATTTTATTAGTGAAGGTAAATTACCAAATTTAATTTTTTTTGGTCCGCCCGGTGTTGGTAAAACAACAGCTGCTAAAGCATTAATTGAAAAAATTAATGCAACTTATATAATGATAAATGGTTCTGAGGAATCTGGAATTGATGTTTTAAGAACCAAAATTAAAAATTTTGCGTCCACTGTTTCGCTTCATGGTGGTCGTAAATATGTTATACTTGATGAAGCAGATTATTTAAATCCACAATCAACCCAACCAGCTTTGCGAGGGTTTATAGAAGAGTTTCATAAGAACTGTGGATTTATTTTTACTTGTAATTATAAAAATCGTTTGATACCACCACTACATTCTCGTTGTAGTGTTATTGATTTCTCTATTCCAAATTCAGAAAAACAGAAACTTGCTTCTGAATTTTTTAAAAGAGTCATAACAATTCTTCAAGATCAAAATATTGAATATGATAAGAGAGTTGTTGCAGAAGTAATCAATAAATACTTTCCAGACTGGCGTAGGGTGTTAAATGAACTACAAAGATATTCTGTGTCAGGTGCAATTGATGCAGGCATACTTGTAGATATTGCGGAAGTAAATATCAAAGAGTTAATGCACTCTATGAAGAATAAGGAGTTTACTAATGTTCGCAAGTGGGCTGTCGATAATTTGGACAACGATCCAGTTCGGTTGTTTCGTCGTATCTATGACAATCTTTATGACTATGTGGATAGTAACAGTATTCCCCATGTGGTTGTTGTTCTCGGCGAGTATCAATATAAAGCAGCGTTTGTCGCAGACCAAGAAATTAATTTAATGGCTTGTCTTACAGAAATAATGGCTCGGACAAAATTTAAATGATTGATGTATATGATAATGTATTAGAAGAACACAACGCTATATTGGTTGATGATGAAGTTAAAAAGATAAGTTGGAAATACGATTATTCATCTGAACCTAGTAAACCAAATAAACACTGGCATGTTCTTTGCGGTCATAATGAAAAAGAGTGTGGCACATCAGGATATATTTGGGCCAATGATATATTTAATGCGTTCGTAAATAAATTTAATTTCAACTCAAAATATAATGTTGAAGATTATGAAAGAATTTATTGTAATGCTCATACACATGGAATAGAACCTCATCTTCATATAGATGATGGTGATTTCACAATGATATACTACCCCCGAATCGATTGGAAAAAAGAATGGGGTGGTGGTCTTCCTCATATGGCTATGCCGGTATCTAGGGAATGTTATGAACTAAGGACTAATGTTGTTTTTAAATGTTTTGAACCATCACATGCTTGGAACCAAGTGTCAGCGTTTGAAGATAATTTCGAGGGCAGTATATCATAATGACAAATAATAAAATAGTCCAGTTTGAAACTATACCACAAATAAAATTAGGTTTTGCTTCAATATCTTTAGATGAGGTGGATATTATTAATAAGTATATTGATGATAATATTCATAGATTGCCAGATTTATCACACCAATTGGTAGGACAAATAAAACAAAACAAAAGATCATCACAACCAGAATTTAATTTAAATGATGAAGTTCCTAGACAATTAGGTAATTTCTTTATTCAATGTGCAAAAGAATATGCTGCTGAACATCCATTGTCGGATCGTATGAAACAAACTATTGGACTTAAAGAAGATTATATTATTAAAAGCATGTGGTCGGTACATAGTTATGCTGGAGATTATAATCCTTTACATGAACATGGAACTATGAGTGGAAGAGGAATATCTATTATTGTATTTTTAAAACTTCCTCCACAAATAACTCTATTAGCAGATGGAATGGAAGGTGAAATAGCTGTACAACATGGAAATTCTGGTAGTACAGATGGTTTAACTCAATTTGTTTGGGGTGGAGACAGTATGTATGATATGGCTAGATTTAAGCATCCCTCCTTTGCACATGTACATCCAGAAATAGGAAAGGCTGTTATATTTCCGATTTGGTTGTTTCATCAAGTATCTCCATTTTTTGGAGAAGGGGAAAGACGAACAATGTCTTGTAATATTAATATAATTAATCATGTATGAATTAAAAGTTAAAAATGGAACGTATAAAGAAAACAGTTTAATATCTTTATTGTGGACTGTATTTTGTCATAGATTTCATCATTGGAAAAGAGGTGAAGGGTTTATAGACTAATGTATGAATTAAAAGATTATCTTAATGCGATAAATTACACAAAAGAAAATCTGTTAGATACAGAAGATGAACAATGGGAGAAGAAATATTTTCCATTTATTGTAAATAAATGTGTAGCTCCATTTCCTGATACCATCATGTTAGTGAATGAGATTAACCAATTGCATTATCTAGATAAGAAACTCCAATTTGATTTTTTGATAAATAGTCTAAGACCAAGGAAAAGATATACACCTTGGCTGAAGGCGAAGAAATTAAAAAATCTAGAGTATGTTAAAGAGTATTATGGATATAATAATGAAAAAGCAAAAGTCGCTCTTGATATACTAAATGATGAACAAATTTCTGCCATAAAAAGAAAATTAAATAAAGGTGGAAGAAATGCAGGAAATTATTAGTTGGACACAAGAGCATATGTTAGAAATTGGGTTGAAAGAACCTGATGATTTTTTAAAGGTACGCGAAACTCTATCTCGTATTGGTGTTGCTTCTAGAAAAGAAAGAAAACTATATCAGTCTTGCCATATTTTACATAAGCAGGGGCGTTATTATATTGTGCATTTTAAAGAATTATTTGCACTTGACGGCAAAAATACAAATTTGTCAGAGAATGATATTGCAAGAAGAAATACGATTGCAAATTTATTAAAAGATTGGGGTCTTATTAATGTGATTGGAACTGTGACAACTGTAGCTCCATTAAGTCAAATAAAAGTATTATCCTTTCGTGAAAAGAATGATTGGACATTAGAAACCAAATATAATATAGGTAAGAAAAAAGAAGTCTAATGGAAAATTTCAAATCTTTTATAACAGAGGAAAAGTCCGAAAATTATCGTCTGGTTGTTGTAACCAATAAACCAGATAAAAATGAATATTTTCATACGACTCAAAGACTGTTAGATGAGGCTAAAAAACTTGGTATTCCTGCTTATGCATTGATGGCAGAATCTGCAAATATTGTAGATGGTCAAGTTTGGAACTCAGGTGACGAAAAAAATAAATTCGATATATCTCCAGATGATACCATATGTATTATTCGTGGGTCTGTCGCTCGTAGAGATGCTTATCTTGATCTAGTTTCTCAATTAGAAAAACTAGGTGTGTCTGTAGTAAATAGTAGAGATTCAATCTCAATATGTGTTGATAAATATCGTAGTTCATTACGATTTGCTGATACAGGTGTTCCTACACCAAAAACTGCATTGGTACAGAGTGAGGAAACTTTACAAGCTTCATTAGACATTATTGGTGAAGAGTATCCAATAATATTAAAAACTCTTAGAGGTTCAAAGGGTGTTGGTGTTATCTTTATTGAATCTAAACGACAATTAACTTCTCTGGTTCAGTTACTATGGAAGCAAGATGAAAAAACTGAAATACTTTTACAATCCTATATCAAATCAGATTTTGATGTTCGTGTGTTAGTTCTTAACGGTAAAATTTTAACTGCAATGCGTAGAGATGTGTTGGAAGGCGATTTCAGAAGCAATTATTCCCAAGGTGCTAAAGTTAAAGAATATAAGTTAAATGATAATGAAATTGCAATTTGTCTTAATGCTGATAAAGCAGTTGGTGGTATCTATACTGCTGTTGATTTTATTAAGACCGGCAAGGATATTTTTGTATTGGAAGTTAATAGTTCACCTGGCACAGAAGGTATTGAAGAAGCAACTGGTCGTAACTTGATAAAAGAAATTCTTGTACATTTTAAGAATAGAGAAAGTTGGCGTTGGGTTGCTGAAGAAATTGGTAGATTTGAATTATTACATATAGAAGGTGTTGGAGACATTGTTGCAAATTTTGATACTGGTAATAGTGCTAGGTGTATTATTCATGCAGACAAATATAATGTAAAGGGTGACACAGTAACTTGGGAAGCCCAAGGTAAAAAATATAAACATAAATTAGAAAAAATGACAAAGTGGGAAAGAGGAGCGCTTGCTGCTGAGGTTATTGAGCGTCCACTTATACTGCTGGATATTAATTTTAATGGTACATTATACAAAGATGTTAAATTTGCTATAGATGACAGAACCGAAAAAACTACAAAATGTTTGATGAACCAAGATTTTATGAAGCGTGCTAAAGTTATGATTAATCCATCAAGAAAATTTGTGGTTACAGATAGACATGATGATTTTGAAATATTTGATAACCCCCTTGACAATTAACTTCAAAGGTGATATAGTTACTATATGAATTTCTACACAAATGTAATTCAATGGGGAAATAATCTCCTTGTTCGTGAAATTAAAAATGCACTCTTTATGCTTTTGTAAAAGAGAAAACTCCCTATAAAACACTTGAAGGCGAATACGTTACAGATATATCTTTTGATACAATTAAAGAAGCTAAAGAGTGGATAGAAAACACTAAAAGTCAACCAGAACTTGTGTATGGCAATACACAATATCCCTACACTTATATTTCTGACACTTATAAAGGTAGAGTTAATTGGGACTTAGAAAAACTTCTAATGGTCACAATTGATATTGAGGTTCAGTGTGAAAATGGTTTTCCCTCTCCCAGTAAGGCTGAAGAAGAACTATTATCCATTACAATCAAAAATCATCAAAGTAAACGTATTGCTGTTTGGGGTATCGGTGATTTTAAAACAGATCGTGAAGACATAACATATATAAAATGTGAAAGTGAAGTACATCTACTAAAAGAATTTCTTGTGTTCTGGGAAAAATATTGGCCCGATATTGTTACAGGGTGGAATTCGGAGTTTTTTGATATTCCTTATATTTGTAATAGAATCAAAAAACTTTTTGGTGAAAAAGAATTAAAACGTCTGTCTCCTTGGGGTGGCGTCAGAGATCGTGAAGTTTATCAGATGGGCCGAACTCATCAAGTGTATGATATACAAGGTATTGCTGCACTGGATTATTTTGATTTGTACCGAAAATTTACTTATTCTGCTCAGGAATCATATCGTCTAGACCATATTGCATTTATTGAATTGGGAGAACGTAAAGAAGGTAATCCTTATGAGACTTTTCGTGAGTGGTATACGAAAGATTATCAATCATTTATTGAATACAATATAAATGATGTTGAGTTGGTTGATAAACTAGAAGACAAAATGAAACTAATTGAATTATGTTTAACTATGGCTTATGATGCTAAAGTTAATTATACAGATGTGCTTGGTTCGGTTCGTTATTGGGATATTCTTATATATAATTATTTGAGGGAAAAGAATATCGTTATTCCTCAGAAATCAAAATCAGAAAAGGTTGAGAAATTTGAAGGTGCATATGTAAAAGACCCTCTTGTTGGTATGCATAAATGGGTTATGTCGTTTGATTTAAATTCTCTATATCCTCATTTAATTATGCAATATAATATTTCACCAGAGACATTGGTTTCTTCTAGTGAAAAGAAAGATGGTTTAGTTAATAAAATACTTAATGGTGAAATAAAGAATGACACTGATTATTGTATGACTCCGAATGGCGCATTTTTTAGAAAAGATAAAAGAGGATTTCTGCCAGAAATTATGGAGATTATGTATAATGATCGTACAAAATATAAAAAACTTATGCTGGATGCTAAGCAAAAATATGAAGATACTAAAGACCCTAAACTTCTCAAAGACATTTCAAAATATAACAACATTCAAATGGCAAAAAAAATCTCTCTTAATTCTGCTTATGGTGCGATTGGGAATAATTGGTTTAGGTATTTTGATCTTATGGTTGCTACAGCTATTACGCTTTCTGGGCAACTATCTATACGATGGATTGAAAAAGCTCTTAACATTTATCTCAACAAACTCTTGGACACAAAAAATGAAGATTATGTTATTGCATCTGATACTGATTCCGTTTACATTACTTTTGACAAGTTGGTTAATAACGTGTTTAAAGAGGGAACAGAACCTAGCAGAATTGTCGATTTCTTGGACAAGATTGCAACTGAGAAGTTGGAACCTTTTATTGATAAAAGTTTTACAGCTCTTGCTAAGACTGTAAACGCATACGATCAAAAAATGATTATGAAACGTGAGGTGATTGCGGATAAAGGAATCTGGACTGCAAAGAAAAGATATATTTTGAACGCCTGGGATGTTGAAGGTGTACGATACAAGAAACCTCAACTCAAAATCATGGGCATTGAAGCAGTCAAGTCATCCACACCCGCTGTATGCAGACAAAAGATTAAGGACGCATTGAATATTATTATGACGGGTGATGAGAAAGAATTAAATAATTTCATTCAAGAGTTCAGAGAAACTTTTATGAAACTACCACCAGAAGATGTTGCATATCCTCGTTCGGTAAATGGACTTAAAAAGTTTTCCTCTTCTAATGGCATGTTTGCAAAAGGGGCTCCTATTCATTGTAAGGGAGCAATTTTGTATAATTATTTGTTAAAGAAAAATAAATTGTCTCATAAATATCCTGCAATTCTAGAGGGTGATAAAATTAAGTTTCTTCATTTGAAACAACCAAATGTTTATACATCAAGTGCATTTTCTTTTATAACTTTTATGCCAAAAGAACTTGACATTATGGACAAAATAGACTATGATATACAGTTCACCAAGAGTTTTGTTGAGCCGTTGAAATTTATTACTGAGAAGATACGTTGGAAAATTGATGACAGTTATGGAACTCAGGGAACATTAGAGGACTTTTTTTAAAATGTTAGATTGGAATAGGTTTAATTGGCCAGAAATTTTTGGTACAATTTATGCTTGCAAAGCTTTGAAAGGCCTGCAATATAATTTTATGAAATCTGATATACAAGAGAGGTCGGCCGAAAAATGGAGTGATGGTCAACTTAATTATGTAGGCAATATTGTAACTGGAAGAGATTATGATGGTGTTGATGATTTCCGATATGAATCCAAAACAGTTGAAGGGTTGCTTCTTGGTAGTAATAAACCTCACACCAAAGATATAATACTGAAAAATTTTGCTGGAAATTCCACTGGTATTCCAGAACAGACTTTCGATTATATGATTGCATATGATACTACCAAAAATGTAGTATTACTTGCTCCTTGGGATGTTTGTATGAAGATGGTTGAACGGAAATCTGCGTGGGTAACAACAAAATTGTTAGTTGGTCAGTGCGATATTCTTGCACAAAATGTTGAGCCAACTAAAAAGAAAATTAACATTCAAGAAGAATATAATAATTTTTTGAAGAAATTGATATGAAGGGACTTGACTTTAGTAAAGAACTTATATATAATGAGTATAGTAATTGGATGTTCCTTTTACTATTAGAGAAAGGTAGAATGTTTCTACCTAGTCATAACCAGTAGGAGAAAAACTATGACAAAAATTATGTTTGACGTTAACAAATCACTCGCTGAGTGTCCACCCGAAATCTATTATTCACAATTAGGTGTTGATGGGAAGTCATTATTCCACGGCATTCATCATAAGAAGCGAATAGTCTTAAATCGCAGTCTTGTTACATATCGTATCGGAGATCAAACTCGTGAATTAGATTCTGGAGAGGATCGTGTAGAAGGTATACAGTGGTCTTATAAGAATGTTGGGTTTCTCAATTCTAAAATTCCACAGTCAGTTATTGTAGACCCAAATGATCCAAAACGATTTCTTGGTGTAGTGGGTTATGGTCGAGATGAAGCACAAGAAAATCTTGGTTGGGAAACTGCAATTTATGATGTTATCGAATATGATAAACCTATTGACCTTGAAGCGTTTAAGGTTTGTTCAAATGATGATGAAGATCATGTTCCAGCATTCCCGAATACTAAAGCTACCATTCTAAAGTCTGTTGTTAATGCAATTGGCAAGGTAATTGAAGATGATGATGATGCCATTCTTGTATATCTTAAACGTATTGCACGAAGCAAACCAAACTGGCATCCGGTTATCCTTTCGACTATTCGTAAGGAACATATCTCTCGCTGGCCGACTATGAAAGCTTTCAGTACGAGTCGAGCAAAGAAAGAAGCGGTTCGATTAGGTCTTCCCTATGAAGGAGACAAAAATAAGAAAACTATTTCTCTAGGATATGCTCGGAAGTTTACTTCGTTGAAGAACTTTTTTTACGATGGTTTTACTGCGAGTACGAAACATGGGTTTTCAAAGGTTTATCTTTCCACTTGGGTTGATGAACCGAATCCAAAAAGTCTTCCTACAGATCGTAAAGAAATCAAAGAAGATTTTGATAAAATGGAAAATATGTTTAACATTTGGGTTTCTAACTATCTTGATATGCCTATCAAGAAGGTTCGGGAAAAGGGAGAAGGTAGATTTCCTCTCGTATTCAATGGTTTTTTTGCTCAGGATAAAGAGATACAAACTGATAACGGTGGAGTTTCCAAAGAGGTTGATTTAGTAGGTGAAGACGGCAAGCCATGGAAGCGTCTTGATATATAAACCATACACAATGCAAGACGTACATAATGCGTCTGCACAAGAGAAGTTTAAAGTCATCTCCACCTTCGCTGGTGGGGGTGGCTCTTCTACAGGTTATCGTCTTGCTGGTGGTAAGGTTTTAGTCATCAATGAGTTTGTGGAAGAAGCCCAGAAAACTTATGCTGAGAATTATCCAGAAACAATTATTCTGCCCGGCGACATCAAGGCGTTAACTGGCAAGGATTTCCTAGATGCAGTTGGTGTCGATGTAGGTGAGATCGACATCCTAGATGGCTCACCACCCTGCTCAGCGTTCTCTGTGGCGGGTAAACTATCTCACAACATCCATGAGGAAGAACATGTTGACTTGTGGGGAAATGTAACAATAGAGAAGGTGCCAGGCAAACATTCTGATGGATGGGGGCAAACTAAAAATTACTCTGATGGTAAGATGGTTGAAAACATAGAAGACTTGTTCTTTGAGTTTTTAAGAGTTGCGAAAGAAATTAAACCGAAAGTTATTGTTGCAGAGAACGTAAAGGGGTTGACTATCAGTGAGGCCAAGAAATATTTTAACAAGATACTTAACACATTTGAAAAGATTGGTTATGATGTTTGCGCTAAGGTATTGGATAGTAGATATTATGGGGTATCTCAAACAAGGACTCGTGTTATTTTTATTGGCGTGCGTGAAGATGTGGCAGAGAAAACTGGATATAGTTTTATGAACATCTCACAAATATTCCCAGAACCAGATAAAGAAATTATTCCTGTTAAGGATGTAATGGTTGGTTTGGAATATGATCTAAAAGAGGTAAAGTATCTGACTGATAAATTTACCAACACAGCATATTGGAAACAGACAGGTAGTAAGATGCCCATTGATCCTGATAAGGTTTTAACTGGAATGGATTATCATCCCAAAGGGCATCATTTTAATTTGAAAAGAATTTCACAGTATCAACCTGCTCCAACTATCACGGCGATGGGTTCAGCCGATACAACTGCTGGAGCGTTTCACTGGATTGAACCAAGGAAGTTGACTTTGGGTGAATTAAAGCGTATAATGAGCTTACCTGATGATTTCAAGTTGACAGGTAAATGGAATCAGAAGGCAGAACGCTGTGGTCGCATGGTTCCACCGCTAATGATGGAAAGAATTGCTTCGTCAATTTATGAGAAGGTGTTGAAGAAATATAATGAATCCGTTAAATAAACAATTAAGACAACACAACGGCCCAGAATGTTTTAATGATAAAGTAGAAAGAGATGCCTTGAGAAAGTTTGCGTTAGAAGATAAACGATTTCAAAAATTTATTATAGAACAGTTTAGATTAACTGCACCAGTAGATGAATTAAGAAATGATCCATTGGGTTTATATAAAGTTGATCTTGGGTTATATCGAAATAATGTATTGTTGGGGTTAATAGAAGTAGATTATTACAAAAAGTTTTGCCCAAATTGGCCAAAAAATTATAGATGGTGTCATGCATTGGTTAGAAAATTAAAGTATTGGCAAGAGTTAAATTTACCATATATTGCCTGCACATTTAATACAGAACATGATAAGATGATCGTTAGTACAAATCAAATGCAGGCTAAATATATGCACACAAGAAAGAGAAAACCAGTTGAACTAAATGGAGAAACAGTAATGGATTGGTTTCTAGAAATTCCATTATCTATTGCTAAGAAATTTGGTGAGTGGGAAGAAGAAGAATTACGGAGAGTTTCATAATGACTGATTTTACTTTTGCTCACAGGCAAGAAGGATTTGATGAACATATTGATTGGAGTATTAGAGGGTATCGTAATCTATTAGATGATGTTATAAATCTTTCAAGGTATTTTGTCGAAGCTGATACGAAGGTTGTAGATATTGGTTGTTCTACGGGCAAACTTACAGCAAGGGTTATGGAATATAACAATGATGTTTGTCCTAATGCAAACTATGTTGGTGTAGAAGTTGCAGAAGGATTCTTTGGTAATATTGAGGACAGAAAAAAAGAACTTGATAAAAAATATCCCAATACAAAGGTTGATTTTATTCTTGATGATATTCGTAATTATGAATTTGATAATTGTTCTCTAGTAACATCTCTATTCACTCTACAGTTTATGCCATACGCTTCTAGGTCGCAAGTAATCCAGAATGTATATGATGGACTGAATGAAGGCGGCGCATTTATCTTTGCAGAAAAGATTGATACTAGGCATAGTCGGATTGAAAATATGTTACGAACAATATACTACCAATTTAAGAATCAAAAGTTTCCATATGATGATATCATGGATAAAGAGAAGGTTTTACAAAATATGTTAAAACCAAATTCTTGGTGTGAAATTGAGGATATGTTGGATAACGCTGGTTTCAGGATTATCCAATCGTTTTGGCAGAATCATCTTTTTATCGGTGCAATTGCGATAAAATGAGTTTAATTTTTAAGTAGGAGATATATAATACATGACGGAGTTTCTAAAGAATATAATTAAAGAAGTTGGAAATGAATATGCTTCAATAGTATATGATGGCGTAGAAGCCGGAGATGTTGACTCTTTTATTGATACTGGGTCATATATTCTCAATGCTCTTCTTTCGGGTTCTCTTCATGGCGGACTTGCATCAAATAAAATAACCGCGCTTGCAGGGGAATCTGCAACAGGTAAAACTTATTTTCTTATGGGAATTGTAAAGAATTTTCTCGATAAAGACCCAAAGGCGGGCGTTATATATTTTGAGAGTGAAAGCGCTATTACGAAACAGATGGTCATAGATCGTGGTATTGATTCTAAACGCATGGTTATGATGCCTGTTACTACCGTACAAGAATTTCGTACTCAGGCATTAAAAATTCTGGACTCATATCTTATACAAAATGAAGCAGATAGAAACCCTTTGTTTCTATGTCTTGATTCTCTTGGTATGTTATCTACAACTAAAGAAGTAGAAGATACAGCAGAAGGTAAAGAGACAAGAGATATGACAAGAGCGCAAGTTCTTAAAGCTGCATTTCGTGTGTTGACTTTGAAATTGGGCCGTGCTAAGGTTCCTATGGTGGTTACGAATCATACCTACGATGTTATTGGTTCAATGTTTCCCACAAAAGAAATGGGCGGTGGTCAGGGGTTAAAATATGCTGCATCATCAATTATTTATTTATCCAGAAGAAAAGAGAAAGTCGGTACAGAGGTGGTCGGTAGCATTATTCATTGTAAGAATCACAAGAGTCGTCTTACTGTTGAAAATAAAATAGTTGATGTCCGGTTGACATATGATAAAGGACTTGATAGATATTACGGTCTATTGGAACTTGCAGAGAAATATAAGATTTTCAAAAAAGTTTCTACAAGGTATGAACTTCCTGATGGTTCCAAACAATTTGGTAAGACTATTTTAAATAATCCAAAAACGTATTTTACAGAAGAGATTATGCACGATTTAGAAATAGCAGCAGAAACGGAATTTAAATATGCTAGAAGTGATTAACAATTGTTGTTCCAAACAATATCTTGATATGATATTTTATGCTGCTGAAAATTCAGAAGAGTGGCATTTCAAATATCCTCTTGGAACGAAATTTGAAGATAAACATTTGAAGATGGATGTCATAGAAAATGCTCCATCAAACGAGTTGATAGCTGGTATGGCAATGGGACTTCTGATTCAGATTTATGATAAGAGAAGCGATTTGTTTTATCCAGAGGTTTCTTATTGTGGTATAAGTATTAAAGATAAACACAGATTAGATAATAGTCATATAGATCATGAAAACCATAAAGATTATATCAAAATTCTTGGTTTGTTGAATAGTGATTGGGGCCCACAAGATGGTGGATTATTTCTTCACGGAGATGAAGCGATTCCTCTGGTGCCAACAACTTTTGTAGTTTTTGATCCAAGAATTCAACATTGTGCTTCTGAAATAACCACAAATAAAAAAAGATTAGGAATTGATTTTACAGTAAAGAAAAAATAATGTTTAATTATGTTAAAATTTATAATGATGTTGTTTCTGATTCAAAATGTAAAGAATTAGTTGATAGGTTTGAATCTGATACAAAATATCATGAAATTCAGAATAATGGAAATGGAACTACTCTTACACAAATAAATTTATTAAATTCACCTAATACTATTTGGAAAGATGATGCAAATTTTTTGGTAAATGTTATTATGGAACATGTTGAAAAATATAAAAAAGATTGTGACATAAAATCTTTTCAGTGGCCAGATAAATTTGGTATAGAACCCCTCAAGATAAAAAGATATTTACCAGACACAACAGATATGTTTCCTGATCATGTAGATGTTCTTAATTATAGAACTGCTAGAAGATTTTTAGTTATGTTTCTTTATCTCAATAATAATGAAGGTGGACAAACTATAATTAAACCGAAGGATGACACGTTTGTATCCTTTTGCAAACGAGGTTCTTTGTTAATTTTTCCACCATTTTGGCCATGGATTCATTCTGGCGAAAAACCAGTAAATATACCAAAATATATTGTAGGAACTTATTTGCACTATGTCTGATATAAAAAGTAAATATATGTTTGTTTCTCAGGTAGAAGATGAATGGGCTTCTGTTTGTATTAAGGGCGGAAAGTTTGATGGTGTAATATATAATTATGGAAAAGTGTCTGTTCCAAAAAAAGAAAATGACGATGGAACCTTGCCTTTTCGGTTTGAATATAATATAATAGATAATGTAGGAATATCAAGAGAAGAATTCGGTGAAGAATTTTTTATTCTTCTTGGTGATATTCTAGTAGATATTATAGATGACCAATTAAAGGAGAATAAGCTAGGTTATGTCCCAGACCATTGAACGAACAGCTCTTACACAATTTGTAACAAACGAGAAATATGCTCGTAAAGTTCTTCCTTTTATGAAGAGAGATTATTTTTCTGATAAAATAGAAAGAATAATATTTGAAGAGATAATAAAGTTTGTAGACAAGTATAATAAGATTCCTACGCAGACTTCTTTAGAGATTGAAGTACAAGGAAGAAAAGATTTAAACGAAGAAGAATATAAAAAAGTTGTTGCGGTTATACAAACATTAAGTTCTACTGATGTAGACTTCGATTGGTTAGTGGATACTACTGAACAATTTTGCAAAGATAAGGCGGTATATAATGCGATTGTGGAAAGCATTTCTATTATTGATGGAAAGGATAAGAATAGAGGCTCAGATTCTATACCTAACATTCTTACAGACGCCCTCGCTGTGGGGTTTGATAATAGTGTTGGCCATGATTATTTGGTTGACTCAGAGTCAAGGTTTGATTACTATCATAAAATAGAAGAAAAGATTCCATTTGATTTGGAATTCTTTAATAAAATAACTAAGGGTGGACTTCCACCAAAGACATTGAATATTGTTCTTGCTGGCACTGGTGTAGGTAAAT